GTTTCAATTAAACTTTTGATTTCAGAAAATGGAGATGGTTCACCATCTTCAGTTAAACCATCAAACGATAAAGCCTCAGATAAAGCGTCAGTAAATTCTTGCAAACATTTTTGTAACTGTGCGGCCAATTTAGCAGGTAGACTTGCAATGTACGCAATAAGATCGTTACAGTATTTAATAAAATCTGTAATAGCTTTTGCAACATCAGTAATAAAATCGGCAGCTTTCTTTATCATTTTTAATATTTCTTTGATTTGTTTAATTGCAGCTTGAACAGCCGTAGACATTGGACTTGAAGAAGTACTTGTAAAATAGGCTTTTATTTCAGCTCTTGATGTTTCAACAAATTTATAAACTTCCAGTTTTTCAATCGCAATATCGTACCGAAGTTTCTTTTTAAAATCGCAAACATGTTCCGCATTGGCATCAGCAACCGAAATACTACTGTTCTCATATACTCCACGAGCAAGAGGTGCAGTAGTTGGTTGACCAACCGATCTTGTTACAATGCCTTCAGGTAATATTGGTGTTTTATCTGCCTGTTCTTGCGTTAATTGCGGAACAAATCCAGCTGACTTGTTGTAACTATATGAACCAACTTTAGAACCAGAACTTGTAACATTAACCACATTTGTAGATTGTATTCCTGGAAGAATACCAATAATAATAGGATACTGCAATGTTTCGGGATCTAAAAAATAACCAACAACCCACTCACCAGGTCTTTCAACTGAGGTGGTATATCCTTGTGATAGAGGTATTGCACCATGAGCCCAAGGAAGATTATCAACAGGAACATCCTCAACATTAGGTGAATGTAATCCGATAATGCGGACTTTATACATTCCAATATTTAATTTGTCATGACTATTCTCAACAACACCAACCCAATTAGTTGGGTCAAAGGTGCCATAGTCTTTTTTTGGTTGATTAATTATCATTAAATTAAACCTCGGCCTTGATCATCAACTTGATTATATCCAGCATCTTGAATTGGTTTAGAACTCAATATTCCATATTCTCTATTTGAAGAATCCGAAACTGCTTCAATTACTACTTCGTGTTTATTTGGTTGTATACAATGGTGCGTTGCAATTATCAAATGATTTCCATATAGTGATTTATCCAAATTATCTTCATTCTTTAAAATTTGACCAATTTTAGGTACAAGTAATTTAACATTTACACCAGATGTTATTTGAAAATTTCCAGGTAAAACCATTTGTACTCTTTGTGTCATTAAATTTTGTATTATTGCTCGTCTTTGAAAGATATACTTATATGGGTCATCAACGTAGTTTAATGATTCGGGATCTTTTTCATTAATAAACTCGTTATCTTTTCTGTAATATCCAAAAACATACACCGATTGTCTTGCATCAAACATCTGAGTGTTGTTTAATCCCTTTACATTTTCAACAACTGCTAAATTAGGAACTTTATTGCCATGTTCACCGGTATTATAGTGGTCGTCAAAAGTAATATCTCTCTGAGCAATTGTTCTAGTTATAGGATCAAATCCAATAAATTTACCAGCATAAACACCATTCTGAACCGATTTTAAAAAGTCGAACTGTGATAGAACCTTAAATTCTTTAATACCTAAAAATTGTGTTTCTTCAGTTTTATCACCCAAATTTATATTTTTAGGTGTGAAATTCAACGAAGCTACTGGCGCTATTGAAAGTAATGTAGACAAACTTACAAAATTATATCCTTTATTGTTTTCAAAAAATAAAAAAGATGGAGATTCATTTTTATCTAAACATCTTTTTGCACACCAATCAATAGCGTCAATTGGGTGTAGATTGGGTATTGCTATTTTTTTTAATCCTTCAGATTCAACAAATAAACCACCATCTTCAATTTGATTATCAATATCAATATTCAAATAGTCTTTCATTATAGACCTTGCAATATTTGAATATTTTTCTTTGTAAGATTGATTTACCCGTAGTTGTTCAGATAGAATAAATTCTTCAGAAATAAAATGTAACACGTAAGCTTCAGAGCGTTGATTTACACCCCTTCTATCACTTTGTCTGAATATCCTAAAAACTTTTTGAAATGTAAAATCACTATCAGCATCATCGTTTTTATTTTTTCTTATGTCAACAATTAAATTCTCTGATCCATCTAGCGCCAATTTATCAGTAAGTCCACGACTATCGAGAATTACAACATTACCATGCACACAAGGCAATAATATACTATCGTGTATATTTAATTCCTGAAATAAACCAGATAGGTCAATTTTTTTGTCTTTGTAAACTAAAGATAATTCTTTAATTACAAAATCGGATACTGCACTGCTCATTTAGTAAAAACTCCAATAAACTCTTGTTCTACCACAGGTACAAAGTCCGGTTTTAAAATTTTAATTGATCGCTTACCTTCATTTTCAGCAATTTCATAATCATAATAACTTAATGTATCTTTTGTTACACTAATATTAATTGTGGTGTTATCACTCAAAGTATAATTTGTAGAAGTTGTGGCCACGTTGGCATAGTCATTCTGAGTTACATTTAAAGTATCAACCGATATAGTCTGGTTTAATATTGTATTTGTTTTTGTTTGAATTTTGTGGTATTCTTTAATATTAGTTTGTGCCCATGTTGTGCCCACACCTTTGGTAGAACTGTTGGCGTACTGTGACTGACGATATTTAACATCAATATATTTGAGTAGAGAACTTTCATTTAAAGGCCAATCAAATTGTGGATGCAGAATATCATTTAACATTAAAATGACCCAATGTTTCTCAGCAGAACCATATATTTTGTGAGCAACAATTTCTGGAGTTTCTCCATCTGCAACCAAATACTCATAATAAATTACCGAATTTTCTTTAAAGTCACTCTCGAAAGAAACTTTGGAAAGTAAATTTGTTACATATTCAATATTTGTACCATCAAAGGTATATGGAGTTTTTGGAAAATAGTTAAAATATTTTGACATTAGTTATTCTCCAGAATCAAAATCTCTAGGACCATTTTGTAAGCGGTTACTTATAACACTATCTGAAAAATTTGACTTGGTGAGCATTTCGAGTTCTTTAAATTGTAATGACAAACGAATACCTACTGGCATACCTGTGCCACCTTTTGTTGCATATTGTCCACTCGGAACTTCGTATGCTGAAAAACCATTTGGTGCATAGTCTATATCGATGGTTTCTAAAGCGCATGTCGAAATTTTTGGTATATTTGGATTTTCTAATCCATTGTAATAAAATTTAATATCGAATTCAGATGGCGGCACCATAAAAAATCCACCAAGTCCGCCAACATTTTGCGAACCTAATAATTCTGGCGCTTGATGAAAACGCAATCTATCTAAAATATTTTGTACTTCTTTACCCTCTTTTACTGATCTTGGATAAAACATAAAATCAAATCTAAACGACCTGAGAGCAGGAGAAGAATAAAGAACTTCCAAAGCTGGATTGGTTACAAAACCAAAAGCACCAGCAAAAGCGGTAGCTCCCAATTCGCCTGCCAATGAGGATAATCCTTTAACTAAAAATGGTGAAGCGTTGTTTCCAATTGTACTAATAAAATCTTCTATTGTAGTGGCTCCTTTTGCAGCCTGTAAAGCTGCACCAGCAGCACCAAACATACCACCACCCATCTTCACATCACTATAACCTTGATTGTGTGTAAAGTTTAAAGTATCAGGCATGTATAGTGCAATCGTGTCGGTTGTTCTACGAATTGTTCTAACATCTAATGCTGGTCTATATTCCGAACCGGATATAAAACCTTGACTGCCTCCTAAAAAATTACCAATCTGTTTTACTGTTGCATCAGCTGAGGTTGAGAAATTGTTTAAACCTCCAATTCCTGTACCACCAATTGATTTGTTTAAATTCTGTCTATTTGTAAAAATCGATGGAACATCCGTAGATGCTGGACCGGCATAACTCGTTTTGATTTGTTCATTAATATGAATGACCATATAATGACCCTTATCATAACTACCCAAATCGATTGGATATTTAAATGTATTTGAATTATATCCAGATCCAACCAAATTGTTTCTGGAATCTCCGGTTCTGGAAATAGGATTCTTGTTGAATGTTATTTCGGTTAAGTTAAAAATACCCATCTTTTGCCTTTAATGTTAACTAGATAGTATTTATGTCATATAAAGGAAGATTTAAACCTAAAAACCCTAAGAAATATAATGGTAGTGCAGATAACATCATATATCGATCATCTTGGGAATTAAGGGTTATGAAATATTTTGATGAAAGTCCCAACATCATTTGGTGGGCTTCGGAAGAACTCGCCATTCCGTATCGTTCTCCAGTAGATCAAAAAATGCACCGATACTTTCCCGATTTTATAGTAAAAGTTCATGAAAAGACTGGACTAGTAATGACCTATATTCTAGAAGTCAAACCTGAGAAACAAACCAAGGTTCCTGTTCAAAAAAGAAAAACTCAAAAATATTTACAAGAAGCCGCAACATACGCAATCAACCAAGAGAAGTGGAGGGCGGCCGACATATTTTGCCAAGACCATGGTTGGAAGTTTAAAGTGGTTACAGAAAAAGACCTAGGGATTTAGTATAAATAATAGATGGCCACACTAATAGACAGAATACAAAAATCTTTAGATAAAGAAGGTTTAGCACCAAGAACCCGACAATCTAGAGCATGGTTGCAGAATAAAATAAGTTCACTAAACGCTTCACAACGATCCTTATTTAGGGATGTTGACCGAACAACCAGATCCGCTTTTGTTGGACACATGTACTTTTTTTACTATGATCCAAAACATAAAGATAAATTGCCGTATTATGATCGATTTCCTTTGGTGTTACCGATAGAACAATATGGTGATGGATTTCTAGGTATTAACTTACATTACATTCATCCGAGAGAGAGAATGGTGTTACTCGATAAGTTGAGTGAAACGGCAACCGATAAAAGTTTTGATATTAATACAAGACTAAGATTAAATTATCAATATTTAAAAAGAGCATCAAGAGCATTTGAAGCAAGACCTTGCATTAAGAGGTATTTGTTTACACATGTTAAATCAAGATTTGTTGAAATTTTTGCTGATGAGTGGGACATAGCTGCCATGTTACCAATGGAAACATTTGTTGGAGCTGGAACAAACAAAGTATACGCTGATTCAAGGAACAAATTCTAATGTCATTTGCACCAAATTTATTTCTAGCTAACATCAAAGCTAAAGATGGTTTAGCTAGACCAAATCGTTTTCAAGTTATATTGCCTATTCCGCAATATATTAATAACTTTATTGGTAACTCGGTATTCGAACAATTATTTAATTTACCAAATACCATATTTACAAATGCTTCTGAGATTTTAGGTGGAGTATTTGGTAGTCAACCGCAAGATCCACAATCTAAAACAACTAACGCTTCTTTATCAAGATATTTGGCATTACAATGTGAATCTGCTGAGTTACCAGGAAAAACTATAAACACAGCAGATGTAAAAGTTTATGGTCCTACTTTTAAAGTTCCATATCAATCTCAATATACTGATACATCATTGACATTTTTATGTACCAATGAATTTTATGAGCGTAAACTTTTTGATCGTTGGATGGAAGCTATTATGCCAACAGATACAAATAATCTTAGGTTTCCAAAAGATGAAGAAACCAGATACATGACAAACATTAAGATTATTCAATATGATGAATTTATCAAACAGATTTATGCAGTAGAATTAATTGATGCCTTTCCAATTGGAATAGCATCACAACAATTGACTTGGACGGATGATAATGTGCATCGATTGACTGTACAGTTTGCTTATCAAAAATATAGAACCATTTATGACGGCACTTATGATTTAACTCAAGCAGCTGCCGCATTGTTTGGTTTACAAGGCGAAAAATTAATGAGTGGTTTAGGAAAAAATGTAGACCAAAAATTAGGGAGAATCTTTTAATTAAGTGAGGAAATTATGTTACCAAAAATTGATGTACCAATATATGATCTGAAGTTGTTATCAACGGGAGAAAAAATACGATTTAGACCTTTTACTGTCAAAGAAGAAAAATTGTTTTTGATGGCTGCGGAAGCAGGAGATTTAAAGTCGATTACCGATACAGTTAAACAGGTTATTAATAATTGCGTTTTAGATGAACTTAATATTGATGAATTACCTTTGTTCGATATTGAACAGATTTTTTTACAACTCAGATCCAAATCAATTGGCGAGTTGGTAAATTTAAAATACCGTTGCAACAATTTAATTAAAGATGAATCTGAAGAAGAAAAGAAGTGCAACACAGTAGTGGAAATTGATGTTAATATTAATGACATAATTCCAGAGTTTGAAAAAACGGATAAGAACAAGATAGAAATTACCGAAAATTTGGGTGTAGTAATGAAGTACCCAAATTTCAAAATATTCGAATCCTTTGATAGTGAAGATGAAACTGAATCTATCTTAAACACTATCATAAACTGTATTGACTACATCTACGATAAAGAAACATTATATTATGCAAAAGATTCAACCAAAGAAGAATTAAGTGAGTTTGTAGAATCGTTACAGACAAAAGATTTACATAAGTTTAAGGAGTTTTTTGATACTACTCCAAAGTTGCGAAAGAATATAAGTTTTAAATGTCCTAAGTGTAGTTATGAAGAAGATGTTTTAGTTGAAGGAATCGAAAGTTTTTTCGTATAATATTTGGTTATGATAATTTAGGTAATCATTTTCAGACAAACTTTGCTTTAATGCAACATCACAAGTATAGTTTGACTGAATTGGAAAACATGATGCCGTGGGAAAAAAGCATCTATGTGGGTATGTTACTGAAGTATTTGGATGAAGAAAATGAAAAGATTAAATTGTTAAATGCTCAAAGAAGAGGTTAATTAAATGGCTGGAAGATTAGCTAAGATACTAGAACAAGAATACAAAACCAAAGGTTTAGTTGGTGGTGTAGCTTCTGCTGGTGCAAAAAGATTAAAAGAAATGTTTGACATACGAAATGTCTTATTTTCTGGTGGTGGTATTGGTTCACAAATTGGTAAAAAAATCTTTGGTAAAGGATATTCAGCTACAGCTGATAGAGATAAAGCCGAAAGCATATCAAACCGTATTCAACCACCACAACAAGTCTTTTCACAAGAAAGTATTGAAATTCTATCATCGATAAAAAATGATACTCGAATTTCAGCTAAAAATTCGGTAGCAATGCCTCAGATTGCAAGAGATATTAATTTAACAAAATTAAATATGATGAAGTTGGTAAGACTACAAGGTGATACGGCTGAAATGAAAGCCGATATGTTTTTTAAAAGAGCCGGTGCTCGTGAAGATGCATATGAAAGTCAATTTAAAAAAGGTAGTAAAACTTCTCCACAACCTGTTGCTAAAAGTGAATCGAAATCTCTCATACAGCAATTGTTTACTGGAATATCAAGTTTAGGCGGAATCATAACTAGTGCGCTATCTACTTTAGGCACAGTAATTACAACCGCTCTTGCTGGTCTAGGTACACTTTTGTTGGGTAAAAAACTATTACCAAATGCAGTACCTAATATACCAGATACTCCTGATGGCGATAGAAAGGAAAAAAAGACTCCCGAAAAAGGCAATAAAACTCCACCTACAGGTGGCCGTAAACCTCCAAATAGAGGTGGTGGAGGTGGTCTTAAAAGTGCTATCGGTGTTGGAGCTTTATTTTATTCTTCTCCTGTTGGTGCAGGATCCGATGTAGTTCCCAATCAAAGCACATCACCATCTCCTATGGGTTTTGATTATGACAAATATAAAGAGTTGGTAGCTCAACAAGAAAGTGAAAATAAATCAATTGATAATAAAGTTGGTTTTTTAGGTAAATATCAATTTGGTGCTCAAGCATTAGAAACTTTTGGTTATTTAAAAAAAGGAACCAGCAAAGGAAATGATAATGCTGTTTATGAGCCAAGCAATTGGACTGGCAAAGACGGCATGAGAAGTAAAGATGACTTTTTGAATAATTTACAAGTTCAAGAAGATTTGATGAGGAAATATACTCAAATGAATATGGTTGGCTTAGATAAAGCTGGCGTAATGAAAGGTGTAGAAGGTGATGGTGCAGCTATCGCATCTAGACTATATGCAGCTCATCATGGCGGTGTTGGTGGAGCTAAAGCTTTATTTTTAGAAGGCAAAGATATAAAGGACAAATACTTACCTGGAGCGAGTGTAGGTAAAAGTGCTACAAATATGGCATCATTGTATTCTAGTGGGTCAGCGCCTAGTGGTGCAACGATTAATGAAGCTTCTGTTGCTATTGCATCACCTTCGGCATCAACCTCCACACCATCTACGACAACTCCAATCGTTAATGTAAATAATAGTAGAACTCAAATGGCAAGTGCTTCATCAGGTACACAAGTAAGTGCTTGGGACAATTTGATGTTTGAAAATATGATTACCCGAGTAATATGAAAAAACCCGGCACAAGGCCGGGTTTAATACATGCATGGGTGTTTTTAATTCTGATTTGCAAGTGACTTGAAATAATCCAAATCTTCATCATCAGCGCCAGAGCTATTAAACTCCACTTCTTCTTCAGATAAATTTGCTTCAGCAGCTTTAATCGCAACAAGTCCAGGAACTGCCGTACCTAGAACTTTATCTAAACGACCTTTTAACTGGTCATAAGATTTAAAGTGCTTCTTATCAGTAAACTCTTTTAAACCGAATTCTGATTTCCACAATGCTTCAAGTTTCTCATCATCACCTTCATACAGAGCAGAAGGACTTTCAAACTCTGATTTATCATAATTACGATAACCTTCAACATTACGAATCTTCAATTTGAAGTTAGCGCCTTCCCAAAAATCAAATGGGTTAATAGGCTTTTC